ATGACTAAAGAAGATGAAAATAAATATAAAAAAGATTACGTATTAAATAATCCTCAAAAGATTAAGGAAACTGGTAAAAAATACAGAGAAAATAATAAGGAAAAATTAAGAGATAAATACTTAAGTAATATACATCTTCAAGAGAAACGTAAAGAAAAAACTGTTTGTGAATGCGGTGGTAGTTATACATATACTCATAAGGCTGAACACTTACGATGTAAAAGGCATTTAACTTATTTTGGAGCCAAATAAAAAGAAAATATATTTAAAACTATGGTCCTATATAATATTATACAATGAGCAAGCTTTCTCAAACCTATAACTTGACAGAACAAAAAATTCTAAATCTCTTAGATGAGTTAGACCAAGACAGAAATAAACTATTTGGAGACCTTAAAACATCTAAAGAAACAGACAAGATTAAAGAAGACAAGGTTAAATGTTTAGAGAACCTACAAAAATATATTCTTACATACAAAAGAATATTAAATAAAGAAAAAGAACGTGAAACGTAATTATACATAAAGAATTTAAATATATAACGCATATAATAATATATAATGTATAAAACAAGCAGTATTCATTTACCATTTAGAGCCACTAAAATCAATTCATTACATCGTAGAGCAATCGGTGGTGAAGGCATTGGAGCGGTTCTTTTAGACGGAGGTATGGGAGGTCAATCTTCTTACCATTCAATTGAAGATTATGAAAATACAACTAAGAGACAACCGCGTATGAAACCAGTTACACAAGGCAGTGGTCTCGCTGATAAAATCGCTTCTAAATTATCTAATCTTAAACTAGACAAGAAAAGCGGACCTAAGAAAAAAAATATCACTATGTCGTTTTAATTTAAATCACTAACCCTAATATTAATAAACTGATTTAAAACTTACCCTATATATTTAAGTATATAAATACTTTAATGTGTGATAAACTCGTTTTTGACCTATCTCAAGAGGTAGAAGGCTCACCTAATGTGTTCATTAGAAAAGATTGGATTAATATCCTTGATAATATGAACCAGAACTACCAAAACAATCAAAGTATCATTGATACTTCTCAACTTGCCAACTCAAATAAATATATGTCTTATAGAGAGGCATATCTTGCTATGCCATTGACTGCTACTGTTATCGGTCCAACCTATACTCAAGCCGGAAATGTTGCTGGTATCGTCCCTTATGATTATTCTCTTGGACTTAAAAATTGGTTTGGAACCATGATTCACTCTTTTACTCTTGATTACAATGGAACTACTATTATTCAACAAACTCCTTTCATCAATATGTGGAATGTATTTAAACTCCTCACTTCTCTCAGTTATCAAGATGTTATGACTATGGGACCAACTATTGGATTTTATCCAGATACTTCTGACAGTTTTGTTTATAGTAGCGTCAGTGGATATCCTGCTGTCACTCAAACTAGTGGTTCTAGCCTTGGTTTGGGAGGTATCTGTAATAATCAAATGTCTATTTCATTAACAACCACTTCAATCCTTTCAAATCAATCATATTCACAAAAATACGCTCCAATTCAAGCTGGTTTGTCTGAAAATAGTCAAATTTCTGCTGGAGGAAACATCGGTTTAACATATCGTACTAAATGGATTGCTTATAGACCTTCTTCTTTTCTTGGAGGTTCTCTAGTCAATGGTGTTCCAACTGGTGTTGAATATAACAAGATTTGTGAAAGTGGTAATCTTCCTCAGATTTGGAAATCAAATATCTCTTCATCATTTGCTACCGCCGCGGCCGGTGATGCTGGTAAAGCTTGTTATAAACAATATAGCATTATGGCTATTATCTACCTCAGACATATCCATTCATTCTTTAATATGTGCCCTCTCTTGAAAGGTGTATTTATGAAAATGACTATGAATTTAAATAATGCTTCTACTACTATTGATGTTTCTAATGACGGCGCTGTTGAAACTGCTTCATTTACTGCTTATACATCTCAAATACCTGTTGGCGGAACTATGCCTCTTATTGTTCCTTCAATGGTAACTGAAACTGATAGTGTTAAACGTCCTCAATATGAAGGTAGTGGATGGCTTCAAACTATGACTAGTGGAACTACTGCCGTTAAAGCATACTATAATATTTCTGTTGGAGCTACTTGTCTTAATTCTACTATGCAGTCATTGCTTCCTGCTGGAGTTGCTGGTAATTTATCTAAATCAGTTTATTTGTATGTTCCAGCATATACTTTTAACCCTCCTTTTGAAGAAGCTTATTTATCTAACTCTGTTAAACAAATCAAATATACTGATGTATATCAATACCAATATCAGACATCTGTTCAACCTGGACAACCATTTAACTTTTTGGTCACTAATGGTATCGCCAATATTAAATCTGTTTTGATTATCCCTTTCTTGAAACAAGCTTATACTTCTGCTACTCAAACCACTCCTCAAGATTATCTTCAATATCAGTCTCCTTTTGATACTGCTGGCGGTGGAACTACTGCGCCTATGGTAACTCTTGGAAACTTCAACGTTCAAATCAGTGGTCAGAATGCAATTTATAATACTCAGAGATATACATATGAAGAATTCGTAAATCAATTATATGGTCAGAATGCTGTAAATGGTGGTATGACTGACGGTATTAATAGTGGTCTTATTAACTTCCATGACTTCCAAATGGCTTATTCTTACTACTATGTTAATGTTGAACGTATGCTTCCAGTTGAACAATCAGTCCCTAAATCCGTTCAAGTTCTTGGAACTAATTTTACTGGTCCTACTCAAACCGGTATCCCTATTCAGTTTTGGATTTTCATTGAATATGGAGTAGAAATTAAGATAGATGTCCTAACCGGGGCGCGCGTCTAATTACGCCTTAATAATTAAATAATTCATTTTATACCATTAATTAATAAAATATATATAAAGAAATAACAAGATAAACAACTATAAATAAACAATGCATTTAATTTCTATTGACGCGTCGCCAAAACAACTTTCTAAGCTCAGAAATGGTCATAAAGTAAGAGTTAAACACGGTAAAGGAGTTTCAGTAATCGTGGATCCATCAACATATAATTTAGTATCTAAAGCATTCGCTAAACAAAAAGGATTAGAAATCCAATTATCCCCTGAGATGATGGAAGCTAATCGTTCTCTAAGTCCAGAACAACATCAACAATTAAGAGAAGTATCACAACCTCATACTTTTCACCCTGCTACTAGTGGTATGGGCATTTATTCTTCATTGAAGAAAGCCGTTAATCATCCAGTTGCAAAAAGACTTATTAAAAAATACGCGCCAGAGGTGGTCGGTGATTTAACCGCTGCGGGAACTACCTATATGACTGGTAATCCTGAAATGGGAGCAATCGCAAGACACGGTGCAAAGTCTTTAGTAGAACAAGGGTTTAAAAGTGCTGGGTATGGTTTATACGCTGGACATGGAAGAGGGTTAGAAGCTCTACAACAACAAAATGCTGGTTCAGCTCAAGCTAACAGATTATTAGCTAAATACCAAGGTCAAACAGTTGAAGGACAACATAGTCAGTCCCCTATTAAATCTTACTGGGATGATATGCACGCTCCACCATCACGTGGGTCTGGTTTAAAAGCTCATCATCATAGACCTCATGATATGAACCTTATGCAAGGACGTGGAAGCTTACAATCTTCTGAACATTCTCTTCCTCCTGCTTTACGTTCTCAACCTTATGGAATGAATTGGCAAATGCAATTCTTCCTTCCTCCAGAATATCAACACTATAATAAAGGGACCCTCTAATTTAATTTTTTCTTATTTAAAAGTATATAATGTATATACATTATATATTATGCCTAAAGGTGGAAAGCTTTCATCACAAGAACTAAAAGGATTTTTATCCCGTTCTTACACTCCTACAAATGAATATAATGGTTATATTCTTGATAAAGAACTTAGTAAAGGTTCTACAAAAGTATATACTAATCCTATAACTAAACAGACAATAGTTTCTCATAAAGGAACTGAGGGGTTAAGTGATTGGTATAACAATGCTGTTTATGCTATTGGAGGCATTAAACAATATAAGAAAACTCAACGCTATAAAGACGCTGAAAAAGTCCAAAGAGAAGCTGAACAAAAATACGGTAAAGAAAACATTGATACAATTGGACATTCTCAAGGAGGCATTCAAGCTTCATTGCTTGGCAGAGATACTAAAAATATTATTACATATAACGCTCCACAGATACATAAACAAAAGGAATATCATCCTGAACAAGTTAATATAAGAACTGAATATGACCCGGTCAGTGCTATTAATCCTCATATAACTCATACTATAAAAACTCCTTATATAAATCCTATAACATCTCATACTCTTCAAGGACTAGAACATACAAATGATATTTACGGTAGAAACATACGATTAATAAAACAATATAAAAGAATATAAATTAAATATAATATACAATGCTCACTGACACGCAAATTGAAGAACTGGCTAAGAGAATGTCTGTTCCTTTGGAAGGTTGTTATTTCAAGGATGAACTACCGACTATTATCAAGCCTAATAGAACGTATATTATTAACATTCAAGATAGTGAAGATGATAACGGTAATCAGAATGAAGGGACACATTGGACGATGCTACAAGTCCAAGAAACACCAAACGGAACCGTTAAACCTATCTATTTTGACCCTTATGGACAACCGCCACCGGAACAATGTAAAAAGTCTGTCCAACGAACATTTAAGAAACATCTGCCACATACTACCAAAGATATCCAAAGTCTTATGAATAATGCTTGTGGTTTCTACTGTTTGGCTCTTGCGCATTTTATTAATGCTTTTCCACAACGCACTGGAGATATTTATAAAGATGTAGATGATTTTATTGATTTGTTTGACGACTTGAACCATTCTATTGACTGGAAGAAGAATGAACATATCTTAAAAATGTTTTTTCAATCAGAAGACCCTACAAGGAGGAATAAAGGAAAAAATGTCTTTGAATATACACACGATGACTATGATAGAATTCTTAATGAAGATGCACCTGGTGGAGGTGACTTAACTAAAATACCTGTTCATATTAATGATATGAAAAAATAATTAAATAATAAAAAACAGCTTAAGAATATATACACTATATATAATATGAACAATTAAAAATGTCCACAGAAGACGAAATGATTTTTGGAGATATGTCTGATATTGATATGGATGAAGTAGTGGAATTTCTAGCAGAGGATGATTTTTGGCATTTACCTACATTTGATATTATGGACGAAGAAGTCCGAAAACAAGTTCCTAAGGATAAATATTATAAAACAGTTGCACAGAGACAATTAGAAAAATTTATTGACTATACTGTAATCAATTGTAAGGTTAAACGTATTCAAGATTATTATATTATCAAATGTCCGTATTGTGATGCTATTCAGTATAAAGGATATCAAAAACCAGTTCTTGACTGTTCTTTACAAAATTGTATTAGACCTGGATGTAGAAAAATATTTATTTATTAAAAATGATTTAAAAATATATTAATAATGTATATATATACATTATGAACGAAGAACAAAATATTAAATACTCTTCTTACACTGAGGCACAGAAAAGAGCCATTCAAAAATACCGTCAAAACAATAAAGACAAGATTAATGAACAGCGTAAAAAATATTATCATGAAAGGAAGGATAAAGACCCTTCTTTCCTAGAGTATAAAAGAACAAAAGCTAAAGAATACTACCGTAGAAAAACTACAGCGAATATTTAATATGTCTCATTTTATTTAATTGATTTATCTTATACTTAGATAAACTAATTTTCTTCTTACGTAAGGTTTCCTTAACACTAGCAAATCTTTCACGTTTAGTTCTCCATATATACCTCCAGAACATCTTGAAGAACAACCATTTATATGACTCTGATATCTCTAACCAAGTATTTGGATTTTCTTTAATCCATTCATCATTCAATTCAAGTAGATATAAACTATCTTCAAATACTTCTTCCATATGACTCATCATTTCAATTAACACTTTTCTGTATCTCTCTCCTTGTTTTTCTGAAAAATTATTCCTAATACTTGTCTCCGTATTATCTAATGGATTAACATAATATACATCATCCCCGTCATCAACTTTATACACTGAATAAATGTTTGCTGGTAGATATAGCATAATGAATATATTATATATACACTACAAATATTTAAGTCATTTTTTTTTATATAAAAAAATATAAGGATTTATACAGTATTATTTATATGACAATATGAACGTAAGCTTAGATTACATTAAAGAAGATTATGAGTTTCTT